GACGTTCTGTATGGCTACAGCGTCATTCGTCCGCAGATGGCGGTTCGTCTTTGGGGCTAACAGGTGGGGCTTCGGCCCCATCTTTTTCTCACTTATAGGAGCTTTCTATCATGGCTATCACTCCGCAGGGCGCTTCATATCCGCTCGAATCCTTTGGCCCGAACCCGGCGCTTTCGCAGGGCACGGGCGGCTATCAGTTCTCCGCTGGCGTTCGCGGCGAGCCTCTGATGCGCGCGCAGGCCGCTTCGGCCGATCTGACCGGCGCGACCGTCACGATCACCGCCGCCAATCTGGCGACCGGCATTGTGACGATTGACGCGGGCGGCACGGACGCTGGCGCTTACACGTTCCCGACGGGCGCGCTTATCGACGCGGCTTTCCCAAGCGTTGCGGTTAACACGGCGTTTGACGTTAGCTTTATCAATGTTGGCGACAACGCGGCTAACGACGTGACGTTTGGCGCTGGCACGGGCAACACGATTGTCGGCAGCGCGGTTCTGATCGACAACGCGACGACGACCAATGCGTCTTCGGCGATCTTCCGTTTCCGCAAAACGGGCACGGCGGCGTATTCGATCTATCGTATCGCCTAACATTAGGAGAAGGTAATGCCTAACACTAAACCTGTCGGTGTTGCCTTCTCTGATCCCGAGCTTGTGGCTGGCACGACCATCACAGGCGCGACGATCAGTGGAGGCACTGTTTCTGCGACGGACATCACGACGACTGGCGGCTTGTATATCAAGTCGGCCACGGTCGCCGCTACGGGCAGCACGCAGTCTGACGCGGCTTCCGTATCGGACGGCTTTACGCTCGTGTCGGCCGCTGACGGCACCAAAGGCGTCAAGCTCCCGGCGGCCGTTGCTGGCCGCACGGTCATCCTGAAGAACAATGCTAACGCGGTTCTAAAGGTTTGGCCGGCGTCGGGCGACGCTGTTAACGCCATCACGGCGGACTCTAACTATGTCCTAGCGGCTTATACGTCATCCTTGCTGGTGGCTTATGACGCGACGACGTGGTATTCCGTCCCGCTTCTGGCGTCCTAATATCTTACTCCTACGGGCGGGCTACGGCCCGCCTGGCCCTTTCCATAGGTGAAAAATGGCAATGATTTATTTGCGCCACGACGTTCATGGCGTTAAGATCGCTACGCTAGAAGCGGAAGCTGAAGCCGACGAAGAAAACGGCTGGGAAAGGTTCGATCCGAATGACGACAGCGGGCGATCAGATCAACGGAGCCCTGAGACTGTTGGGCGTCCTCGCGGAAGGCGAAACGCCTTCAGCCGAGACATCGCAGGACGCGTTGACGGCCCTGAACCAGATGATCGACTCGTGGGACACGGAGAGACTAGCGGTCTTTTCGACTCAGGATCAAGTCTTTCTGTGGCCGCCCGGCGAAAGTAGCCGGTCGCTTGGCCCGACAGGTGATTTTGTTGGCTTGCGTCCTGTTCTGCTGGATGACGCGACATATTTTCGCGATCCACAGACCAATGTGTCTTATGGAATCAAATTTATAAATCAGCAGCAGTATGACGGCATTGCCGTCAAAACTGTCACGTCTACATATCCGCAGGTTATATTCACAAATATGACCTACCCCGACATCGAAATGGTCATCTATCCGGTGCCGTTGCGGTTGCTGGAATGGCATTTCATTTCGGTGGAAAAATTAACGCAGGCCGCCAATCTGGCGACGCAACTTACTTTCCCACCGGGCTATCTGCGCGCGTTCCGTTATAATCTGGCATGTGAGATGGCCCCGGAGTTTGGCGTCGAGCCTTCCTCGCAAGTGCAGCGCATCGCTATGTATAGCAAGCGCAATCTGAAGCGCATCAACAACCCCGACGACATCATGGCGCTGCCTTACAGTATCGTCGGCACGCGTCAGCGCTATAATATTTACGCCGGAAACTACTAATGAAGACGCCGATCTTAGGGTCTTCTTACGTCCTTCGGAGCCCCAATGCGGCCGACAGCCGCATGGTCAATATCTTTCCTGAAATCATACCTGAAGGCGGCAAAGAGGCCGCATGGCTTCAACGTGCGCCAGGTCTTCGGCAGTTGGCCGTGTTTCCGACTGGCCCCGTGCGCGGGCTGTGGCAGTATGGTGACTATGGCTACGCGGTCGCCGGCACTAAGCTCTACCGCGTCGACACGGATTGGAGCTACCACGAGCTTGGCACCGTCGCCGGCGCTGGCCCTGTCAACATGGTCGATAACGGCACGCAGCTATTCCTAGCGGCGGGCGCTACGGGCTATATTTACAACGATAATGACGTAACTCTTAGCTGCACAACGGTTAACGGCGACGCCACGGTAACGACTGACGACACATCGCTAATCTGGGTCGGTCAGCCTGTTACGGGCGCGGGCATACCTACCGGCGCAACAGTCGCCAGCATTACGAATGTCACGACGTTTGAACTGTCCGCTCCGGCTACGGCGTCAGCTACGGTCGATCTGACGTTTTCGCCGTTCTTTAGCCAGATCACCGACCCGGACTTCCCCGGCGCTGTTGGCGTCGGTTTTATAGATGGATATTTCGTCTTTAACGAACCCAATAGTCAGCGGTTCTGGGTGACAGAATCTTATAACGGCTTGTCTATTGACGCACTCGCGTTCGCCAGCGCAGAAGGCTCGCCGGACGATCTTGTTACGTTGATTGTCGATCACCGCGAGATCTGGCTGTTCGGCGTTAACACGGTCGAAGTCTGGTATGACGCCGGCACGCCCGACTTTCCGCTTGCGCGTATTCAGGGCGCGTTTAACGAAATTGGCTGTCTTGCCGCCTATTCGGTCGCCAAGCTCGACAACGGCTTGTTTTGGCTAGGCCGCGACGCGCGCGGTTTTGGTATTGTCTACCGCTCTAAAGGCTATTCTGGTGAGCGCATATCGACGCACGCCGTCGAATGGCAGATCCAGCAATATTCGACGCTTAACGACGCCGTTGCATATACCTATCAGCAGGATGGCCATAGTTTCTATGTGCTGAACTTTCCAACGGCAAATACGACATGGGTTTACGACGTGTCGACGGGCGTTTGGCATGAGCGCGCCGGCTGGGAAAACAACCAGTTCACGCGCCATCGTGGCAACTGCCAGATGAACTTTAACAATGAGATCGTCATTGGCGATTACGTCGGTGGCGGTTTGTTTGCGTATGATTCGACGGTCTATACCGAAGCCGGGTCAATTCAAAAGTGGCTTCGATCTTGGCGCGCAATACCTACTGGCCAAAATAATCTCAAACGCACAACGCAGCATAGCCTTCAGCTTGACTGCGAAACGGGCGTCGGTCTTAACGGCGAAGATAATTCATATCTTGAAGGCGCGTATCTTCTCACTGAAAACAATGAGTTCCTTATCACTGAGGATGGCGATTATATCGTCACGCAAGGCGCGCTGCCTGTGCCTGGCGTTAATCCGCAGGTCATGCTGCGCTGGTCGGACGATGGCGGCCATACATGGTCGAACGAGCATTGGAAGTCGATGGGTCGTATTGGCGAATACGGCTACCGCACGATCTGGCGGCGTCTCGGTATGACGTTGAAACTGCGTGATCGCGTATATGAAGTGTCTGGCACGGCTCCGGTCAAGATCGCCATTATGGGCGCTGAACTCATAATGGATCCGACCAATGCCTAATTTACCCAACAATACGCTTGTCCCTGCGGCCCGCGTTTCTATAGTCGACTTGGCGACAAACTTCGTGTCGCGCGAATGGTATCGCTGGTTCTATAACACCTACATCGCCGTCGAAGCCGGGCGGCGTTACGGGTCGTTTTATTCTACGACAACGTTTACGCCTGCCGTAATTAATACGGCTTACGCCATTACGTTTAACAAAACCTATCTTCGCGCCGATGGGTCTGAACTTGTCTATGGCGTTTATGTCGACTCTACAGTTACATCGCGCATTTATGTAGATAATACAGCAACTTACAATTTTCAATTTTCAGCGCAGTTACATGAATCGGGCGGCGGCATTAAACAAATTTATATCTGGCCGCAAATTAATGGTGTAGATGTTGACGATTCTGCCACTAACGTAACGTTAGCTAACGGAAGTAACGCGCGGGCTGTCGCCGCGTGGAATTTCGTGTTAAATCTTCGAGCCGGGGATTATTTTGAGCTGATCTATTCGGCGGATAGCACAAACGTATCGATTCCGTATGTGGCTGCGTCTAGTCCAGTTCCGGCGATTCCTTCGGTCATTTTGACCGTAACCAGTTGTGTAGGTGGTTAAATGGCTGTTATTACCCCGATCCCTAAGACGCAGTTCATTGGCGCTGACGGCGTTCCGCTGGTGGGCGGCAAGGTCTATACCTACGCGGCGGGCACGACGACGCCGCAGGTCACATATACCGATTCGAGTGGATCGACGGCCAACAGCAACCCGATCATCTTAGATTCGCGCGGCGAAGCTAATATCTGGCTTGGCGAAGCGACGTATAAGTTCAAATTGTTAGACGCCAATAACGTCGAGATCTGGACGGTCGATTATATCTCCGCGCCGACGACGGCTGTGTCCCCGGTTCTGACGGGTAACGTCACGATTTCGACCGACTCATCTGGCCCAGCGCTTAAAATCACGCAGACCGGCACCGGCGACGTTTTGCGCGTGCAGGACAGCGTTGACCCTGATTTGACGCCGTTTGTCATCAATTCCGCTGGTCTTGTTGGTCTTGGCACGGTCGCCCCGGCTGAAGCGCTTGACATTGACAATGACGGAAAAATTCAGCTTTCCGCCAATGGCACGCCGCGCACGGTCATCTCGGCTGACGCGACCAATTCGACTTATGATGTCAGAGACGCGCGCAATTTGATTCTGCGCGTTAATGGCGGCAATCGGTTGACTATCGCCAGCACAGGAATGACCACGCTTGCGAACGGTCTAACTGTTTCGGCTAGCGGTGCGGCGATTACGGGTGACAGTTCTGTCGCCGGAACGTTGACAGCTACGACATTTTCCGGTGCTTGGGCAAACATCCCCGCCGGCACTGTCATGCTATTTGTGCAGACGGCGGCTCCGACCGGATGGACAAAATCAACGGCGCACGACAACAAAGCGCTCCGCGTTGTGTCCGGCTCGGCATCTTCGGGCGGTAGCGTCGCGTTTACGACGGCGTTTGCGTCTCAAGCGGTTAGCGGCACGGTCGGTAGTTATACGCTGACTACGGCTGATATTCCATCTCACTCCCATACAGCGTCTGTGACTGACTCCGGCCACACACATCCCTATGGCACTTTCGCTACTGCTGGTTTAGGTGTCCAAGGTGGTGTTACGGGCATCAATTACATAACGACCGGCACAGCCGGCGTGACAAGTAGCGCTACGACTGGCGTTACCGT